CTTTGACGGTGCACATCTTTATCATTTACCAGCTACGGACGTAAAGATTCACTCGGACAAAGAAACTTACATTGAAAAGTTCACAATGTTTGATACTACTTTTAGCCCTAATGAAATTATTCATATTAAAGAAAACTCCTTTCACTCTATCTATCGTGGAGTTCCTCGTCTAAAGCCTGCACTACGTACTATGGTTTTGATGAAAAGAATGAGAGACTTTCAGGATAACTTCTTTAAAAACGGAGCAGTTCCAGGTTTAGTACTTAAGTCACCAAATACACTTTCTGAGAAAATCAAAGAACGAATGATGGTTTCTTGGCAAGAAAGATACCGTCCAGATGCGGGTGGAAAACGTCCACTTATCTTAGATGGCGGAATCGAGGTCGATAAGATCTCAAATGTAAATTTTAAAGAATTAGATTTTCAATCTGCAATTTCAGAAAACGAAAAGATTATTTTAAAGGCACTCGGAATCCCTCCAATTTTGATGGATTCTGGTAATAACGCTAACATTCGCCCAAATATGCGACTATATTATTTGGAGACTATACTTCCTATAGTTCGAAAAATTAATTATGGACTCGAAAGATATTTTGGTTTTGAGTTAAGTGAGGATATTACTAATATCCCTGCTCTACAGCCAGAATTACGTGACTCTTCTGCTTATTATACTTCACTAGTAAATGGCGGTATTATCACTGCAGCAGAAGCGAGAGATCGCTTAGGCTTCGAGCCTATAGAAGGTACAGAAGAAATACGCGTTCCTGCAAATATCGCAGGCTCTGCCACTAACCCAGATGAGGGCGGTCGCCCACCAGAAGAAGGAGAAGAATAAATGGCAGTTCGCCAAAGAAAAGCAGTACTAGAAAAAGCGTACCAACATTTTAAAGATTTTGGACTACCTCTTGACATTGGACAGAAGGAGTACATGGCCATTGTAGGCCGTAATGCTTGTTGTGTTATAACTATTAAAAGAAGTTTTAAAGCATGGAAGTATTTACTCCATGCTCTTAAAAGTAACTATCCTGAGCTCTCAGCGCCAAAGCCTGAGCCAAAGCCCAAGCCTGTTACCCCCAAAGCACCAAAGCCTGCTCCAAAAAAGGCTGCGGTCAAGCCTGCTGTTAAACCGGCAGTAAAAAAGGATTAAGATATGAATAAAATCTTTAATCTTACGTCTACTTTCAAGACTCACGCACAGGACGATGGTTCTGTAATGATTCGTGGCTTCGCAAGTACAGCTGACTTTGATCGCGCGGGTGACTCCATCTCAGCAGAAGCTTGGCAAAAAGGTGGACTAAAGAACTTTGAAAAGAATCCAATTATCTTGTTTAATCATGACTATGACAAGCCAATTGGTCGAGCTACAGGTCTAAAAGCTGGCCCTGATGGTTTGGAATTAGAATGTAAGATTAGCAAGTCAGCACCTGCTAATGTTGCAGAGCTAGTAAAAGACGGTGTTCTTGGGGCCTTTTCCGTAGGTTTCCGAGTCAAGGATGCTGATTATATTAAGGAAACCGACGGACTAATGATTAAGGACGCTGAGTTATTTGAGGTATCGGTTGTTTCCGTACCTTGCAATCAATCAGCTACTTTTTCGCTCGCGAAGTCTTTTGACTCCACTGCGGAGTACGAAGAATTCAAAAAAACTTTCACAAATCGTGTAGATCTAGCAGGTCAGTCTCTGGCTAAGGATGAAGTTATTACTTCGGGAATAGCTAGTGACACACCTCAAAGCGCGGAAATTAAATCCGCAGATCAGGAGATCAAGATGGATAATCAAAACATCGACTTGGAAGCTTTTGCAAAGAAGGTAGCTGAAGATACAGCTGCTAAGATTGCTATGAAGCAAGCCGAGCAAAAAGCAGCTGAAGTAGCAGAAGCAAAGGCATCAGCCGAAGCAGAAGTTGAAAAAGCTCAGGCTCTCGAAGCCGAATCAATCCGTGTTAAAGCGGGCGTACAAACTGGCGTTGAAGCTCTTATGGCTGACGTACAGAAGCAGCTTAACGAAAAAGACGCTAAGTTTGAAGAAGTTATTGCTAAGTATAGCAAAGACCTCGAAGAGAAGTCTGCTGAAATTACTGCTATGCAGAACAGCAAGAAGTCTTTCTCTGACCGTTCACAAGGCGATCTGAGCAAGTTTGCTAAAGAGTTTATGACTGGCCACATGCTGGGCGTAATGACTGGCAAAGGCTGGGATACTTCTTACTCTCAGGATTTGTTTGAGAAAGCAGGCGTAAACTATGCAGCTAATGCTGGTGACATCGCTCAAGGCGTTTCTACTCAAATCGAGAAAGAAATCATGCAAGAACTGAAGTTGGCCCAGGCTTTCCGTGAGATTACTATTAACTCACAGACTCAAGTACTGCCAATTCAGACCGACGCACTTCCAGCTACTTGGGGCGCTAACACTGCTGCCGCTGGTAACTTGACTAACCGTCCTCAGGTAACTGGTAACCAGTATAACGCTGCTCAGGTAATTCTGAAAGCTAACCGTCTGGTTTCTACTACTTTCATGGACAACAATGTTGATGAAGAAGTACTCGTTAACTTGATGCCTATGTTGATTGACTCTGTTGCTCGTGCTCACGCTCGCGCTGTAGACAATGCAATCATCAACGGTACTGCTGGCGGCGACGAAGGCTTTAACGGCTTGGAAGCTCTTGCAGGTTCTAACAGCGTTGCTGTTCTTAACTCTACTGGTAGTGCTGATGTTGCAGTTACTGCTGCTGAGTTCCTTGCTGGTCGTAAGTTGATGGGTAAGTATGGCATGATGCCTTCTGACCTCGTTTATGTCGTATCTCAGGCTCGCTACTATGATCTACTTGCTGATCCAGCTTTTGCTGACATCACTGACGTAGGTTCTGACATCGCTACTAAGATTACAGGTACTGTTGGTGCTATTTATGGCACTCCAGTAATCGTATCTGACCAGTTAGAAACTGAAGCCAACACTGCTTCTGTAGGCTACTGTGTTAACGTACGTAACCACGTAATCCCACGTCTCCGCGGTGTAACTGTAGAGCAGGACTACGAAGTAATGAACCAGCGTAACGTAATCGTTGCTAGCCAGTCTCTTGGCTTCAACCAGCTACGTGCCAACAACGGTACTACCGATGTATCTGTTGTTAAACTGATTCGTACTGATAGCTAATACTTAAAAGGTATAAAAACGAGGGGGAGTTTATCTCCCCTAAGTTTTTACTAATGGACTTATAAATGGCAAATTTGATTACAATAGATGAATACAAAACTTCGGAGAATATCCAAAGTACAAAGGAAGATGCTCGCATCAATTCCTTGATTGCCGCTGTGAGTGCATTAGTAAAAACTTACTGTGGAAACAGCATAGTAGATTACTACTCTTCAAATAAAGTAGAAGACTTTAGTATAAACTGGTCTACAAACTTGGTTCAGTTAACAGAAAGCCCTATCGTACAGGTTGTTACTGTAGAAGAAAAAACAGACTTTTCTTCCGCGTATACTACTGTTCCTGTTACTGAGTACTATGTAGATTTAAGCACAGACAGTGTCTACAGAGTAACTACTGCTGGAGCAAAGAAGGCATGGCCTACAGGCCCTGGTGCCGTAAAGATTACTTACAAAGCAGGGTATTCAGAATGTCCTGCCGATCTACAGTTAGCAGTTGTTGATTTAATTACGTACTATATGAAAGACGAGCACAAAGCTCGCCAGACAATGCAGGGAGCAAGTATACAAAATAACAGTTCTTCAAGCCAACGTGATAACGTAGCGTTCCCAGACCATATCAAAAGGGTCTTGGATCTTTATAAGAACTTTTAATGAGTACAGAGAGTTTAACAAAATTCTTAAACAAACTCCACGGAGAGTTGAAGAAAAGCTCCGCAGTTTACAGAGCCGTAGATGCTAATAAACGGCCACACCTTTTTAGATTTACTAGCACAAAGTTTGCTACGCAACTAAAAAGGCAAATAGAGTCACAAGGTATTCCTCTATCTAATGCTGATAGAAAGTTCATAAATGATGAAGCTGATACACTGTTAAACAACCTAAAGTCCAAGTTGATGGGTATAAAAGCAACAGATAAAAAGATAAAGACAGGTAAGACATATGTTAGAATGACTTTTACGTCTTCTACCGAAGTAGCTCCAGGACTGTATGCTGATCCTGAATCTATTTACCATAAAATTTATAATTCTTATCGTCCTTTGTTGAAAACGTCTTTTGAACGTATTCAAAACTATCTTAGACAGCAAGAGTTTACACATCCTGGTACAGGAAGAAAGAGAAGTAAAATTATACGTACCACATCAGGAAAGACAGAACGTAAAGCAGCAGGTAGAGAGCTTAACTTAGGTCACGTTGAAGGAAAAAGTGTCGTTGAATCTTTT